GACTATAAAAGAGTTAAAAAATACTTAATGGACCTTAACCGTTTTGCTGGTGTTCCATCTGAAGCCATTAGATTATTGGAGAAAATAATAATGTTTAAATCCACATCTTTGGATATCTCATCTGACCGTGGTAGAGGTATTAATGTTGGTGATGATGGTTGGGGTGACCTTAGGGTTGATGTTATTTCTCGTGGTAAAGACTTTTATGATAATGTAATTAAGGACTCTGACATTATGAAAAAGATGGCGGATAATTATGACTATAGTGAATCTTTCTTATACGGTATTCCTTATGAGGACGAGTTAATTTAATCTTTCTAATAGTGGCCCGCACTTATTCCTCCCAGCCCTCAGGGTCTAAACTTCTTATATATTCCCACCTTTCATACTCATCTCTTATTGAATCTTTTTGTGTGTAAATATGAAGAGTATCATTAATAATTTCCCAGTGTAGGATTTCACTTACACTATCTAATACTGATAGTTCAACACTAAACTTAGGTTGAGGAATCGGTCCACTCTCTTTAATATGTTTTTTATATCTTTGTTCAGCAGTACAACTAAATAAAATTAGTGAGATTAGAAATCCCGTTATTAATCCTTTAACCCAACCTAACCAAGCTGCAGTTTTAGGATTTTCGTCCACCCATTTCCATTTTTGTTTCAAATAATTTTTATACATTTTCATTTATATTTATTTTCCTTTATTATCTTTTTCTGAAATGATTGGATTGTCAGTATATTTTTCTATAATAGATTTTACTTCAGGAACATCTTTCCACACAATCGAATGTTCTGACTCAGGAGAGTATTCACCCTTAACCATATAAACAACTATAGTATCAGGTTCTAAAGTTAAAAATCCATGAGCGTACTCATCATGTAAGTAAACTGCATTTCCTTCATTTACCAAGACATGTTGTGTTTGTTTAGTTTCTAAATCGTAACCTATGTCTATAATTGAACCACGAATAACTTTAACGTATTTCTCTTGTGGTGGGTCTGTTTGGTAATGTAAACCTCTGAAGGTATATCTACCATCATTAATTGAAATGGAGCATTGTGTCCATTCCTTTCCCATTATGTCTAACTCCATTGGAGTGTAACTTCCTCGATTATCTTTAAATGTTTTATGGTCTACTATTATCATCTTTTAGTTTTTTCTCCTATTATTCGTTTTTGTCGGTGTACTTCGATTAATTACAGGACGACTATTATTAACTCTTGGTCTTGTATTATTATTATTAATGGTCGGTCTAGTATTATTAATAGTAGGTCTATTATTATTTGGTCTACTATTGTTAATGTTAGGTCTATTATTATTTGGTCTACTATTGTTAATGTTAGGTCGACTATTATTATTAATATAAATCCTTTCTCTTTTATTATCAACCTTAATACTACGTTTAGTTGATTCTATTATTGAAGATTGTCCTCTTCTACCATTCACATATACCATATTTCTTCTATACCTGTTATTCCAAGCATAATTATTCATGTGTTGTCTCCAACCCCAATTGTTACCATAGTATCCATTCCAACCCCAACTATTCCACCCATAATTGTTCCATCCGTAGTGATTATAACCCCATCTGTCATAACCAAAGAAAGACCATCGATGAGGACTATACCACGAATAATTAAACGCCCAATCATTCCAAAACCAATATCTGTTAGTATAAAAATCAAAGGAATTAAATGGTGACCAATAATTGTATCTATTAAACATGGGATTGTTAAAATACCAATTATAAGGTTGATTAGATGCGTAAAGAGCAAAATTATGTCTAAAGACAAAATCGTTTCTAAGTTTTCGTTGTAAATCAAAATAACTTAAAGTATCTACAACCACATCATCAGGTAATTTAATAACTGTATTGTATTTTGGATTATGACCCGCATGGTTTAAGGTACTGTACTGCCATTGTACACCACAACTAGTTAATAGTAGTGAACCCATTAATAATAGTAATTTTTTCATATGTTTGTTTTTAAAAGTTGTAGTTATAAATCTTACAATCAGGATTTAATCTACTTAGATTTGGAAACGTAACATCTCCGATATCATTGTTATCTATATGAGATATATGTAATTCCGTAAAGACCTCACAGAATCTCTCATATGTTTTTTTACCACCAATACACCAATCACAATTATAGTAATGAAAAGTTGAGTGGTCCCTTCTATCTACAATGATTAATTCACGATTAGGTAAAAGGGGTAAGGCTTGTGCGGTCCTGTGACCGACCAGTAACGTATCACCCGAAGTCATACGTTTAAAATGACTCAAATCTTTTTTATTATACCATAAAAGTTTATCTCCTTTTCCGATAAACCCTAAATTATTAACAGCAATTATGGCTTTCATTTTTATCCTTCATCAACAACCACACCAAAACAACCACGTTCTGAAATAAGGTTTTCTTTAATTAATTTTAACTTTAAATTATCAATTTCTAAAATTAAGTTATCTAAATCCTCATTTAGATATTCCTTATATACATTGAGTAATTTGAAACGCATTAAAAAATCACCTTTAATATAATGACTAATTATTTTATGAGCTTCGTCCCTACAATCTTTTTCAATAACCTCATCAATTATATCATTAAAATCAATTTTAACTGATTCAGAAAAGTCTAATATTAGTTTACCCATAAATAAAATATAAGATAAATTTAATCATTTATCCATAAATATCTGTAAAAATAAAACCCCCACCATTTCTGATGAGGGTTTAGAGTTCATAATCAATTGAGATTATTTTAATCCTGGTCCAAAACCTGACTTATTTGTTATTGGGTTACCAGATACTTCTGTTTTTTTCTTATAAATAAAGTTTTTATATGAAGTACTAAATCCACCTTCTACACCTGGTTTTGTTTTTGTATCTTGCTTAGTCCAAGTACCGATGTAAGGTACGAATGGATTTTCTTGTGTATACCCATCGTTTTTTAATACAATCGGTCCGTCTACATAAACTTGAGTTCCTTTGTCATTATAACCATAAAAGTATAACCCATCATCTAAAATTGCAATACCAAATGTAGCATATGTAGTTGGGTTAGGGAATGTACTATACATTTGCTCCCATTTTGCTTCTAATTTATTATATCCATTTGTTCCAGATACTTCAGTATTCCAACTCATCTGACTTGATGGGTCTGATGGATTACCATTAGGTAAATTTGCTTGTGGACCTGAAGGTTGCCATTTAGTTTCCATAATGTCAATCTCTCTTCCGTATTGAGAGTATTGTTGTGAACCACCTTTTGGACTGTTGTCCAAATAATATTTATTATCCCACATCATAACTTTTCTTTCTGCCAAATAAAAGGTTTCACAAAATAAACTATCAGGATAAGTACCTCCACCATTGGAACCTATTTTAATATCTATTTGCCATACTCCATCCATCGCAACTCCATAAGCGCTGTCATCAGTTTTCATATCTGAATCTAAAACATTAACAGGGTACGCTCTACTACCATAATTGTATCCGTAAACTGAATCACCTGTTTGTTTTGTACTCTGAACTGTTGAAGTGCCGTCAGATGTCCATCTTAATGTATCATCAAAATTATAGTCTTGTGTCCAATATGAACCTGGAGTACTAAAAGGTTTTTTACCTGTTTGACCACCTGTCCAATCAATTAGTCCTGTAGTGTATGGTGGTGGATAAGAAGATTTACCATACGAAACATCATATGAATTATCACCTACTTTAGTAAAAGTTAAAACACTATCAGGTTTATTATTACCATCCATTGATACTGGTGGGTCTAAAGGAGCTCCACCAACAGGGTCAGTAAAATGTACTGTAGTAGTAGTAAGGTAAGTAGTCCCGTTTAATATATCTAAAACTAAGTACGCCCAATCACCTCCATTTACATTATTCCAAGTACCATTTGGTGCCAATTCAGTACCTACTGCTGGTGAAAAGTCTTGATGTCCCGATTGTGGATTACCTTGAGATACTCTAAGAGTACCCTGTGAAGAAGTATTTTTCCATGTTTGATTAGACATAGTTGATAAGTTACTTTCAGGACATATACATGGGTCTTTAAAAGGACATGGACAACCTTCTAAACCTACAGGTGTGACTTTACCTGTGGTAGCATCCACACTTACAAAACCTTTACTAGTTGTAAAAATGTATTGTGCGAATTCAAAATCTGGTCCTAATGGTCTTCTTAAAACTACCACAGACCAATCCGCCTCACCTTCAACTCCAGTACCATAACCTGCTTCTAATAATAATTCTTCAGCCTCCTCTAATGTGAGTTTAACAGGTAAATTAATAACCTCATCCTCTAAAAAGGGTTCATTGATAACTATAGATTTGGTTAATCCGTTAGAAGTACATAATACTTCAATAGTTGTATTATTTTTACCAGCAAAAACTGATTTTACTCCATTTAATTCTTTAGTTGCGCTAGATTCATAAAAAAGTGCGGTCTTATCAATACCTAAAGCTACTTCTTCAGTCTTCTCAACCATTTCATTAAATGTGAGTTTTTCCGTGTTGGAACAACCCATTAAGAGTAATCCCGTAATTAATGTTAATAATGTTTTTTTCATTTTTTTGTTTGATTTTTTATTTTATTTTTATTTATCACCACCTTCAGGAATTGGTGTACCCACTGGATACGGTGAACCTTCTTTAGCCGCCGTAACCGATGTTTGTCCGTTTTTAGTTGGTCGAGGGTGACGAAGTGGAACTGCCATGTGATTAAGAGGTCCATAACACTTAGATAAGATAATACCATTGTCAAGAGTATCTATTATTTCACAAGGCATTTGGAACATATCACTTTCACTAGTACTAGGAGAACTTAAATCTATTGTGAATGCACGGTTCACTGGAGGTAATAATTCCCATTCTTTAGTTTCAGGGTTAAACTGAGGAATTGTATCTGATGGTGAAAAATACCAAAATAAAGACCATACTGTGGAATCTGTTCCATCTGGAGTTTGAAAGTTATCATTAGCATTAAATTCTCCTAAGGAACCATTCCCATTCATTGCCAAACTAGAAATAGAAGGTCCTGTTAATACCGGGCAAATTGCACAGCCTTCATCAAACTCTTTACCTTGTATTACAACTTTTTTACCAGTAGGTACCGCACTTGACGCTCCACAGAAAGCGTATACTCCATTGTGTATTCTTAACACACCTCTATCTCTATTATGATTTTCATCATTTTTATTACAACCTAATAACATTAAGGTTGCTGTAATTGTTAATAATATACTTTTAATTTTAAAATGTGGTTTTGACATATTTTTCTTATTTTTTTGTTTTATTTTTATTTATTATGTTACCGTACTCGTCACATACAGGTGCAGTTATGATTTCATAGATTATAAATACCCATGAAATTAAAAGGGTTCCCAAAATTACCTTAACTACAATCATAAGTTATTGTTTTTTTTTAAAAGTACTAAATGAGATATTTTAGTGTATAGTTAATTATTTATTTATATATATTAAGAACTAACATTAAAGCCTATGGCACACCCTATTTTACATTGTAAATCTTCAGCTAAACAATTTGGTGGAAAACCTGAAGACTATTTACACATACACAATTGGTTTGATGAAACTAAATCTTGGATAGGTACATCCTTTCATAGAGTATTTAGACATCATTCTGAAGGTATATTTGAGTGTGAAAAAGTCTTTGGTGAGTCGTTTAGAAACTCTGACGGTAAAGAAGTTTTTGTTCGTTATGTCGGAGAACAACACGTTAGGGAAGATTGTAACAACTATATTCCATCCGCAAAAGAATGGGTCGATGCATTAAATAATAATGAAAAACCTATATGGATGATGAAAACAATGAAACTAAAGTTCACTGACTAATATTTATTAATAAAAGAATTATGGAACAGAAATATAAAGTATTATTTAATTTAATTAATCCCGCACTTTTAAAATCCAACTGTAAAAAAGCCACAATGGAATTTGATGAGGGATTTAGCCCATATCAAGATGGTTATTACTGTAATCATATGAATGGTAAACGTATATCATTTTTAGTTCCTGTTGAACGTGAACTAAGTGAATATGTAGAAGAATATGTTGGTGATAACACATGGCATGAAGAGACGGGTTCAGAGTATTATACTTACGAACTTGAAATTAACTCAGAATTTAGAAGTGTTGAAATATTTGGGACTTACACTGTTTATGATACTGAAGAAATTAATGAAACTGTAATAGACCAAGATGAAGAGCCTGATGAATTAAAACCTATCTTTGATTATTTAGAAGAGGTTGGTTCTGATATCTTAGAAGTCAATGTAGATGCTGGTGGTGATAGTGGATGGGTCCATGACGAAAATGATGATGTGAATGGTAAAACTATTCAAACATCAGAACAAATGTCAGATGTTTGTTACAGGTTATTAAGTCAACATCCAGGATGGGAAATCAATGAAGGTTCTTATTCCGTATTCACATTTGACCCACACAGACGTATTATCATATGGGAATTTGCTTATAATACTGAAGAACAAGCAAGAGAATTAATTTCAACTGAGAAATTTTAAGTTAATTTTTCACCAATTTTATCACCAAACATTAACTCACGTTTCCATTTCAAATCTTTGGATTTATAACTGAGGTAACTCTCAACACCCGAAATTAATGCATTTTCATAGGTATCATAATCCAAATCAGAAACACCTAAGTTAGTTTCATCACAGAGAATATCTTCTTCTTGCCCAAAATCATTTAGGTCTATTACCGAATAATAATATGAAAGTTCAGGACCATCATCCGCATCACGAAATGGAAGCGCTGTGATATAAACATGTTGATTACGTAACCAACTTAGAACGTCTTCCATATCAGGGTAACTCCTTAATACTGAAGTATCACCAACTTTTACAGTTTCAAAAGGATAGGTGCAAGTTTGTAGGTATTGAAATATTTTTTCTGTAATTTGCATAATGTTATTTTATTTATACAAACTTAAAATAAAAATTTTGATTAATCAACTATTTTTTTAACCTATTGAAGTCTTCCTCACTAACACCTTTAAAATCTACAGAATCACTATCCAAACCATAAGGGTGTGTTATTTCGTCTACGTAATTTCTTAATACATCACCAATCTCATATCCTATTTCATCAACCACAGAATCAGCTAGTTCAGGATTTTTACCTAATTCGTTGAAATCATAAGTTTCACCGTCAGTCATTAGTGTAACTTGTGAATTATCTTCATTAATTATAAATTCAACATCATAATAAGCAAGATAAGATGTATCATTATCGAAAAGAGGATGATTAGTGTTTCCGGTATATATATCCATATTAACCTCATTCAAAAATACCTCCATTTCATAACCTCCTGAAGTAATTATAACTGGTTTACCTATATTGAGTTTTTGTTTTATTAAATCAAACAATTTCCCAATCCCACCAAAATATTCTATTTTGTAAGATAATATCTTTTTACGGTCATCCTTATTACTATCATCTAAATTTAGATAATGATAAATAGGTTTGGCTTCAATACCTTTATCGTCCCAATATTTAAATAGTGTTGATTTTGTTTGGTCATTTTCACTTAATTGTTCAGAATCACGTAAAAAATAGTCTCCGTTTTTAATTAAAAACTCATAGAAATAATTTAAGGGTATTAGTTTTTTAGTGTCCTTATACTTAATTCGTAAATCTTCGTAAACCTCATCCATCATACCTAACTCTAACCCTTTTATAAGTTCACTGAATACATCAGAAAATAATGCAAACATTTTAACGTCAACACCGGTATATTGCTCGTGAACCATATTTTCTAAAAGTTTAAGTAGTTTCATTATAGATAAATATATCTAAAAAGTAGTTTGCCACTCTTTAAAATTCTTTCTATCCTCCTTACTAATCCATAGTTCATGACCTTCTAAAGAACTATGATTAATCTCAACCCAATTAGGTACTAATTTTCTTTGATGGTTTTCCCATATATGGTACGTTAGTTGTTCTATACTTTTATTAAGATAGTTTGCACTTTCAGGAAAATCTTCCATAACCATTTGTCTATAGACTTGCCACTCATAACGATGGCTTTGGTCTTTAACAAAAGGATTTCTATCTGAATACCTTTCAATACTATTCATGTCTTTATACATAAAAACAACTAGAACATCTTTTAACTGTTCAGGTATTCGATGTAGATGACAAGATTGTGATGGACCAAATGAAGAATACTTTGAGTTTTTATGTTTATTATGAAAGGTTACGATTCCATCTTCTGACTCATATTCATCTAAAGACCAAGCAAATTCACCTCTTAATTCAGGTAAGTTAAAATCATGAGCAATTACTTTGGTGGTTATTTTATTTCCAGCCCCATGTGGTCCTGTTACAATAATCTTATTGAATTTACCAATAACATCTTTTAAACTATTATAATCTCTATTCATTTTTTACAAATTTTATTACTTGCGTAGTCCTTTAAAATATTAGGAAACCAAGCGTGTATTATTAGTGCAATACCTGAACTCATTGCTATCTTCCAATGTTTCCAATACGTCATATTAGTTTCTTTTAAATGGTTACTCATTTTTTTTAATATTTTCAGTTATTATTTTTTCTAATTCTTCACCATACAGATTTGGAAACTCATTTTTAACCATTTTAAGAGGTATGGTTATATTTTTATAATCTTCTTGATGTGCCTCGTCAATAATAAATTTATAAAAACCAATACTCTGTTTATCTCTAAAAACTTCTCTTATTATTTTTTGTATATGACTATATTCTTTATTCCATAAATTGACACCTGTTACGTTTTGTGCTTTACCCCATATAAACTTAACTTTTGGTGTAATCTCTATAACGTAATTTTGAATACTATCTTCAAAAATATCCCTAATATAAAGTTCATTTTTATAGTTCCTCTCTATCACATAAAACCTTTGAATGAAATCAATTATATTTTTTTCCATTATGTCTTATTCTTAACTATAGAGATGTAATAGTAATCACCAGTCTCTTTGAATTTATTGGTTAGATAATCTCTAACTCCCTTACTGTCATATTTTTCGAGTAAGGTGTCAGCGTAATTATGTTTAGCACTGTCCCAAACATCTTCTCTTTCAATATTCTCAATAAGTCTATTTTTAGTCATAATACTATTTTTGGTTTCTTAGTTCATTAATTTTTCTTAACCCAATTACCGCTACCACCAAAAGAACCTGCACAACATGGGAAACAATCAGCAGTACCTCCTCCAACACAATTACCGTGACTTCCCCATGTAACCTCAACTCCACCTCCAACGTCTCCACCAAAGAAGACTCCAAAGGTAGTTGTTGCAAGTAAAGTATCCAAATCTGAATATGTAACATCTCCAACCTGTGTCATCCCACCTGGAAATCCTACACCTCCTGAGTTACCATAAAAAACATATGTATCATCACCTACCTGCATGGTTATTTCAATATGTGTATAAAAAAGATAACAATCTATTTCAATCATTGCATCTGCATTAATGATTGGACCCTCAGGTCTGTATATTGGTTTTTTATCTAATATACGTTCAGTGTGCATATTACCTTTAGTATCAGGGTTTATCCCTAATGAATCAAAGTATTTATCAGATTTTCTTCTTCTTTCTTTAATTTGTTCTTCTGTTAATTCAATTCCTGCGTATTTCATTTTTAATTACTTAATGGTGCTTTTATTGTTGGGTGATACTCATAATTATCTATATTATAATTAAATTCTCCCTTTAGTAGATTTATATTTTTAAGATGGATTGAAGGTAACTTATATCCCTTTCTTTTTATTTGTTCTTTTGCCTGCTCTAAATGATTATTATAAAGATGAACATCACCTAAATTACCTATCAGTTGGTCAGGAACCATAAACACTTCGTTAGCAATTAACTCAAGTAAAGTTGCGTATGAGGCAATGTTAAAAGGTAAACCTAAAAAAGTATCAACCGACCTTTGATTCCACATAAGTGATATTGCTCGTTTAGGTGTTGGTTCATAATATTTTTCATCGAAGTCAGGTAGATTATTAGGGTCAAAGAATCTCTCCATACCCGTCATATAATTGTTTGTAAACCATATATTATATCGTTCTTCATCGGTTAGAAGTCTAGTATATAATTGAAATCCGTAATGACATGGAGGTAGAGTCATTAAATCTAATTCCCCAACATTCCAAGCACTAACCATCAATCTTCTTGAATCAGGATTAGTTTTTAACTGTTCAATTAAATTTTTAATCTGGTCTACACTATTTTCAGTATAACCTTGTAATGTTTCACCTTCAAAAATTTGTTCTCCCTCTTGAAACCAATTTCTCCATTGTGCTCCATAGATAGGACCTAACTCCCCCCACTTCTTAGCAAACTCATCATCGGTTTTGATTCGTTCAATAAACTCATCCATAGTATCAGGCCAATTACCTTTATACTCATTAGTCTTACTAATATAGTTTTTGAAAGCATCACCGTTCCAGATATTACATCCGTTATCAACCAAATACTTGATGTTGGTATCTCCTTTTAAGAACCACTTCAATTCAGTCATCATAGTTTTGACTGCCATCTTCTTTGTGGTTAATAGTGGGAACCCGTCTTTCATGTTATGTCGAATCGTATAACCAAAAATAGACTTAGTACCTGTACCAGTCCTGTCTGATTTATTAACACCGTGTTCTAAGATAGTTAATAATAAATCTCTATACTGTTCGTCTAATTTATTCATTTTTAAGAATGTATATATTCAATTATAGTTGATTGTATAGGTACTCTGAGAATTGGGACACTAGGACCAGTAGGTTCTTGTTTTTGTCTAACTTCATAGTACTTATCCTCATCCTTTATGGTTGTCACATTAGGATATTCCATCACATAGTTTTTATCAGTATCTGGTTTAAAAACCATCGTGTGTTTTTTTGTGTTAAATGTTAATTTTATCATAGTATTATTTTTTTTAAGGTATAAAAAAACCTTTCTCCTAAAATAGAAGAAAGGTTACTATTTGTCAATAAATTATTTTGATTAAGTACCTATAACTAAATCATCATAATTTAGTTTTTCCATACCTTTTAGCTCTTCCTCAGCCTCATCGTACATAAAAGATTTTACAACAGACACTAAACCTTGTTCAGATTGTGCTATTTTACTTTCCATCCAATCTTCAAGTTGTTCACCATCTTCCATTTGTTCCCACATTTTATAGGCTAATGTTGCAATAGTAAATAACTGTTGTTTGGCCATATAAGAACCTTCATGAGACCCTTCTTTGATATTTGATTTTAATCTACGTAACTGAGATTCTGTTATTATTATATTTGACATATCTTTTGGTGTTTTATTATAAATATATGAATGTTAATAAAATTGTAGTTTCAAAACTAAAAAAGGTGGAGTTTCCTCCACCTTTAGGGACCGACTTTGGCTATCGGACTACTCCACCATCCTATTTAATCTAATAGGAAAATCTATCTTTCCTTTACCTCTAAACCATTTCTTCAATGATTCCTATAACTTCACTAATAATAAGTATGAAACACGCGACTGTCAAGTTAAAGGGTATAAATCCGTAACCAATAATTCTAATCCCTGATTTAATAAAACTTATAATTCTATGCCATTTTTGATTGGGCATGTGTTTAATGTCATCACTAACCTCTACTTTACTTGAACTTAATACTTTTTTAATCATCCATTCCTAATTTACGTTCAAAATAATTTGCATCTTTGATTACTTCGGGGTTTTGTTTGATTGTCTGCATCGCAATCATGTCTTTCATTCTGGTAGTCGACCATCCGTGTGCTCGTGTAGTATAGACTACTTTGGGAGGTAAGTCGTCCCCCGTAAAAGATTTACCAATATAATCCTCACCTAAAATTCTCACATCAGGTTTAAAAAATTTAATTAACTCATACAACTCTTCTTCAGTTTGGTAAACATAAACCTCATCAATATATTCAATAGCCATTAATGTTCTATACCTTTCATATAAAGGAACCACTGGTTTATACTTAGATTTTCTATGAAGTGATGGGTCTCTTTGTAAGAATACAATAAATTTATCACAATGTTTTTTAGCGCTCTCAAATGTGTAAATGTAACCAGGGTGTATCAAATCGAAATTACCCGCAGTAAATCCTACTATTTCTTTTTTTTCACTCATATTTTAAAACTTTCTTTATAATGTTTATCTTTTTTTACTACCTCATCTAAGGTTAATATTTGACTAATATGATAAGAACTATTATCAGTCATGTAAATGATTACTTGATTTTCAATCTCCTCTATCTCCTGTATTACCTTGATAGTCTTACTATCTTTTGGTATTACATAATCCCCAACTTTATACACGCTTTAATTGTTTTAGTTTAATACCTAAAAGGTCTAAAGTATTTTTATCTTTTACACTCTTTTTAGTTTTCTTTTTTATATCATTAATCAGTCCTTCAATATATTTAATTTCAGGATTAATTTCTTCTTTAACCTTAACAGTTTTAGAATCTTTAGTTTCTTTCGTTTTAAAACCGTTTATCTTATTTTTAAGGTACAAATAACCTAAATCTATGAGTTTATATGTAAGATAGAATCCAAGACAAATAAGACCCACTTCTACAAGTTTCTCAGTTCCTACAAAGTGAACACCTACTAACATAAAGATTAAAACGATAATCATTTTAATCATACTCCATAAATTATTAATTATTTTTACCATTATTTTTCCATTTTAGATTTTTGAATTGCATATTCAGCCAAACTTACTGTTTGTGCCTCTCCCATAATAATCGAACATTTAAGAACATCGTAAGGAATATGGAGAAGAAAATCATTCCCATTAGATGTTGTGAGGTCTTGTTTTAATTCCAAACAAGAATGTACCATTTTAAGGTAAATCTTAAATTGTATAGAATCCTCAAAAACTTTCTCTTGTAGATTACCAAATGTAGGATGTATAATTTTAACTATTTTCATAATATTTTTTTTCAAATTCTTTAACGGTTAGTATCTTTTCGTTTTTGGGTTTAACTAAGTTAAAAATTAAACTTTTTATTTTTTCAATCACTTTACTAAGTAATTCAACTGACTCGATTGGTATGTATTTTTTACCTTCTGTATAAATAAGTGTAACTTCATCATATACATCTACTGACTCAACGATGTGAATACTATTGTCTCTGATATCTTTTATTTTATCTCCTTTTTCCATATAACAAATATAATTAAAATTAATGACTTGACCTAATAATTTGAGTGATTTTACTGAACCCATTCGTAATCCTCTTCAGTATCATTCCATCTGTACTTATCACCGTATACGTCTATAAAAAATTCACCTTCCTTAGTAATTTTACCTCCAAATACTTCCTCTGCATGAGATAGTGAACCTGGTTCTGTAGGTTTAGGTGAGAATACAATGGTCTTTAAAAGAAATAGAACTAAAATAATTCCTAAAATCCATCCTCCCACTCTACCTGAAGCTGCGAAGATGTTTCCAATACCTTTTAGTAATTGTGAACCAAATGTTAAAATGAAACCGATAATGATTAATGTGATAATTCCTTCCATAATATTTTTTTTTAGTATTACAAATATAAGGAATATTATTCTAACTCACAAATTATTAGGTAAAAAAAAACCTCAGTTGGTTAGAACTGAGGTTAAGGAAGATATATATAAAGTATAGAACGCTGAGATTACACGTTTATGTGACCTGTCTTTAGTGAGATTACCCTATGTCGGTTGCTCACTTATCCACTATCGTTGCCGAGAGTATCAAGTCAGTGTCGGTTATTTGAGTGAACCACTCTTCTCGTTAACAACTACTCAACTACTACTTTACTCTGTTAAACCTTGCGAGTTTACGAAGGGATGGCCGTCCCACCAGGTATTTGGTAATCGACATCAGAAGACTTGCGGTCTTACCAATGACTTCGTTAGTCTATGACTCGAAGTGTTAGACACCTTTCGTTGTCAACGCCCGAAGAACTTTTGCTTTCTAATTGTTAGTTAGTATAGCAACTGTGGGATAATGAAAGATGTGCTTCGGGAGAAGGTTCGTTTCTTTTGGAAACAAAATGCTTCACACCTCTCTGTAAGTCTGTCAACTTACGGTACTTCAGGAATACGTTAACTTATCGTCTCGGAATCCCTTCGTACTGGTACCCAGCCCTACAACATCTGACAGGATGTGTCGAACCGTCACCTGTAGCTTTTCCTATTGATATCACTATCTCAACTCTGATATTCCACGGATTCAGAGTAATCTCGTCCCTTTAGCAGTTGCCCTTAGGGTCTTGATTGTAGCCACTTTGTTTAGTTGTCAGCCTCACGACTGCGGACATTCACGGTGTACTATTCCCGTTTCAATCCCTTTAGTCCCATTACTGGGGTTATCTAACGACGCTAAACCGCCGTCAAATGTCTTATTTTAACCGTTGTAGAAAAAAGGGGTTAATCTTTTTGTATTTCTTTCACAAACTGTGATGGTCAAATTAGACACTTATTAATATTTTCAAAGAACGTCTTCAGTACTCTTACTGATTTGTTTGACAAACTTACAACAAAATTTTCAATCTGTCAAATACTTTTTAAAAAAAATTTCTGAAATAATCAGTAGGGTAAAATATAAATATGCCCGTTTTCTTTAAAAGTTATACAAAGATACAAAAAAATTACTCTCAGACAAGCTCTTTGACCAATTTTTTTGAATTTACTTATTAAAATACTTAGTTAATGCTGCGATTCTATCATCTGCATCCACTAAAGTAGTAAGTGCTTCTTCAGCATTTTTGTAGAAGTCTTCTGTTGAATGGTCTCCAATCCCCACTGCTTTATTACCAAGTAATTCTAAAGATAATAAAGCCTTTGCTCTATCTGCCTCAGCAGATTTCATCAACATGTTAAATAATTGTTCGTTCATTTTAAAATTATATTTATAAGTTTATTAAATTGTTTGGTCATTGGTTCAGGTAGTTCATCTTTACCAAAATAACCACACTCTGTATGCTCATCACCATCGTGAGCGTTCTCTAAATCCGGAAACATTTCTTCTTCAACATCCATAAGATAGGTATATAACATACCTTTAACCTTTGTACCATCTCTATTATATCGTTTTATGACTGCAGCAAAATCTATATCACCCATGACAGGTAAATCAGTCTCTTCAATAAATTCTCTAATGGCCGCGTCTTTAACTGGCTCATCATCTTCTACACTTCCTGCAGGACATGACCAAAACCCTGGTAATGTCGTGTCCGAATTTCTTTTGCAAAGTAGAACCTTATTGTTACACCTTACAATTATACCTGCGTATTTTTTCATATATTCTTTTTATTGTATATTTATTAGTATGAAAGTAATAATAAATGATAATATTTTAAAAGTCAAAGTTTCTGCCACTCCAGATTCCATTTCTAAAGGAATGATGGGTAAAAAGTTTGACGAATCTTTTGATGGTATGTTATTTTTTATGCCAAACACCACTGAACAAAGTTTTTGGATGTATAACTGTATAATACCATTAGATATCATTTTTATTAACGGAACAGAAATAACTGAAATCCATTCCAACTGTCAACCGTGTAATGATAATAAAAATTGTGAGTCATATCAAGGTTTTGGTAATACAGTTTTAGAAGTTGAAGGTAGATACTGTAAAAATCACGGCATAAAAAAAGGAGACAATGTCTCCTTTTCTTTGATTTAATATAATTTAGTGTTTCTTGAATTCTGTTGACGTTTCAATACCAACAATTCCGTCAATCAAATTTAAACCATTATCTTTTTGGAACTTCTTAACCGCTCTCATTGTATAAGGACCATAGATTCCATCAATCCCAGCATCCCCTAAATCGTAACCTTCTTTATCTAAAATTGTTTGGATTTCTTCAACTCCTTTACCTTGTGAACCCATTGATATTAATTCAGAGTTATCACCGTTGTTAACAATATCCGTAATACTTAAATCTTCACGTGCAATTTTTCCCTCAACTTTATCAACAACTTGTCCTGGTTCAATAACAATTAAATCTCCCCCATCAAGACTATCTTTTAAAAATGGCCATGGGTCAATAGTTCCTCTTTTATACCCACCTCTTTTCTCATACATCGAAAAGTGTAAGTGTGGATGGGTTCCTTTAGCGTTTCCTGTATCACCAACTGTACCTATGAATGTGCCTTTTTTAATATCGTCACCTTTACTTATATTATCAGATACTTGGTCTAAGTGTGCATAATAATAAACTATACCATTTAATAATACACTAACTGTCTTACCACCAGTAGTTCTATCTTTTCTTCTAACTTTAATCACTTCTCCATCCGTAGCTGAAATAATTGGAGTACCCTTAGGTGCAAATATATCAATTCCTAAATGTCCTCCTCTGTGTTGATGTTTAGCGTCACCCGCCCCATAATCACTATTATGAATCGCCTCGTCTTTATCTAATACTTTTTTCTTACCTCTACCTAATCCTGAGGAATCATAACCAACATTGAATTCTTCATTACCAATTGGAAATATAAAACCTATTGCTTCATTTAAAACCGATTCATTTAAATTTTTAGATTCATTAATCTTTTCTTTAAGTTTTCTAACAAATTCATTTTGAATCATTTTAGTAAACTTAACATAAGGTGAGTCACCTTTATCTTTATTGTATTTATATTTACCTTCAGGTTTTCTCTTACCTCTACCGAAATAATTAAGTGCCGATATATTAGTAATACATTTATGTCCTCCTGAGTTTGCTTGAATCATTTCCCACGCAGGTACACCTAATTTGTCTAATATTGCCCACTGGTCTTCCGTTAATTGAGTTGAAGGTGTATCCATGATGTCTTTTAACTTTTCCATATATTCATCACCACCATCAATAGAACGTACTTTATCACCATAAAATGCTTCTAAATCTGCATTTGTAAAACCAACTGATTCATCACCAAATTGTTTGTTACCTTCAGATATCCACTTTATTGTAGATAATGGAATTATTTTATCCTTTAATTGACTCTCCCATTTACTTAACACTTCTTGAGCAATCTCACCTAAATTAACACCTTTTAGTTCTCTTTCTTTTTTAAATGGGTTACAAGATGCTTGTACTAATCCCATAGGCCAAGCAATAACTAAGAAATCAGCGTCAGGGTTATTTTCAAATGGTGTGTATCTATCATAAGAACCTGGTTTAAACATTGAACCTCCACCATATTGAACTATAATATTATCGTCCACATATACTTTTTCACTTTCTTTTTGTTTTTGAATGTAATCTTTTTGATTTAAATCCATTTCATCAGGAAGGGCATATCCTCTCTCCGCCGCGATTCTATTAATATTTTGAAATATATTTAACAACGATGGGTTAGAAGTCATAACTAATTCCTCCATAAATCCAGGTTTATTCTTATAGGCTAACATTAATTTGTTAGTCGCCAATCCTAAAGCTGTTTTATTTTTTTGTAATGATTCGTCTTTTTGAAGTTTAAAAACAAAATTCATAATATCTTTAGGTTTTAATCCGTACTTCGCAAAATCTGCAGAATCAACTGTAGATATTAACCTTATATCATCAGAAGTAAAAATATCTTTTGGAGACATTATCTGCGATAAGGTTTCAACATTAGACCTTGATGACCTGAAAGAAGTTGAAGTCTCATCTTCAACACCTGTTTGACTATCATGGTGGTCCGTGTGGACAACAAACATTGGTTTACCGTGGGCGAAGTCAACTAAAACCGGCATAGTATCTCCTTGAGCGTCTTGTTTTTTAACAGTGAACTCTTTATCACCATACTGTATTATCTCAGAATCAACAACTTTAATTCCGTTATCTTCTAAATAATTTTTCATAGCTAAGGCAGTTGTAACACCGTCTAAATCTTGGTGGAAATAAATTTTAGCCTTTTTATATCTGTCGGCTAACGCCTTCATATTCCTTAGTCCCGATTCTTTAATTAATTTTTTCATGATAAAAACATATTACTTTCTTTTTCTCTTCTATTCTTTAAACCAGAATTATTGGCTTTGTATTTTAGAATAGCTTCTCCCGCTTTTTTATTTTGACCCGATTTAAGGTATTGAATAAATCTTGACATCCTCACTGAATCACATCCTGAATTAAAAACTAATGAAACCAATGAATCAAATTCTCCTTGTGTTAACATATAAGTTTTTAAACCTTTATCTTTCCATTCACTTAAAAATCTTCTAACACAATCTGCGGAAATAGTTGCGTCGGAGTATAATAATTTAAGTGCCTGTTGTTTAGTTATAACTAACCCTTCTTTAACATCACTTCCTGTGTGACCATAACCTATAGTCCAAATACCACTAGTGTCTTTGTAAGCTTTAAGTACAGGTTCTTTGATAGAACCCACAGGTTTCTTAGGGTCACCTTCTTCGAATTTTATAAAATCCCAAAAGTTTTGACTAGCCCTCATTTTAGTACCATCTTTCCTTACCGTATCATTTTCAAGTAAATACAGTTTTTGTATATAATGTTTTTCTTCTTCTTTTAATATAATACGTGACATAAAAGTTTTATTAATAAATATCCTGAATAACAAAAAACCCCTTACTTTGTAGGGGTTTCGGTGATTAATGATAAAGAACATGCAATTATATTCTCAAACCATACCTTTTGTGTTGGTGTTAGTTTTTCCTTTTTAAATGTTTTTACGTGATTATCGGTGGTAACTATAGTTATATAATCATGACTAATCATTTTAATTTCTCGTATGTTCATCTAAAACTAATTTGAGTTGTTTTTGTTCTGTCTGATATTCTTTTATCCTATTTTTAGCAACCTCACAATAGTTTTTACTGATATCAATACCAATCCATGGCCTACCTAACATTTCCGCCGCTAAACATGTTGTCCCACTTCCGTTGAATGGGTCCATTATCAAATCTTCTTTGTAAGAAAGAATTTTAATTGCTCGATATGGAATATCTAATGAAAATGTCGCTTTGGTCTTTTGTTGAGTATCCGCAAAATAATTCCATTGACCAAAAACTAAAGACATAAAATCTTTTTTGTCTTTATCTTCATACACTAACTTCTTTCTAAACTCACCCTCAATCTTTTCGTTAGGTACCATTTGATACTCTCCTTTCCATTGGGGTGTTCCTTTAACATCCTTTTTGTGTTTCTTTTTGTAGGCTAGTATTACACATTCTTTAGGGTTATATATGTATGGTGAAGACGGACTCATCCAACTTCCCCATGCGGTAGTTTTACTACGGTGTGGTGAACTTTCTTCTAAGTCCACAATACCGAAAAAACCAAATCCAATCTCTTTCATTATCATCCACAACTCAGCTGAGAAATATATTCTACCACCTTTTTTCTGTCGGTTAATTTCATAAGGAATATTCAAGGCAATACGTCCATCATCTTTGAGGACTCTATAAGTCTCTCTTAACCATTCTCTAGTAAATTTCCAATACTCAGCAATTTCTTTATCGTCATCCCAACTATCATAATCGATTCCTACCCCATAAGGTGGACTTGTAACAACTAAGTCAATCGTCTTCTCAGGCATTTCAGCCATAAGTTTACGGCCATCACCGCAATAAATTTTATTATTCTCCATTCTTCTCTATTATTTTTATTCTTCTATCCAAATAAAATAACGCTTTTTTTAAATCTTGTACAGGGGGATTATCATCTTTTTTACCACTTCTAACAATATACTTAAGTACGTTAAAAAGATAAGCATCCTTATCTAATCCTGTTGCTTCCGCTATTTTTATAACTTCATATGGATTGTCTTTTCCACCATAATGTGTTGGATGTGTGACTAACTCTTTATTCATTTTTACTTTTATTTAATACGTAATAATCTTTTGCAATCTTACTTTCTACTACCATACCATCTTCTACAAGTTTGTTCATAACTTTTCTAGTTTTTTCTACAGAATCTTTTAAGATGTAATTAGCTATATAACTAATGTGAATTGGAACTCTAAGTTTACCATTCAATTTATTCATCATTGTTTTTGTTATTTCAATTTGTTCACTCATAATAATATAATTTAATAATTAATTTTCCATTTATCGTAAGGTATCATACTATAAGGGTGTCTTTCGAAAAAACTTTCATGTATAAAAGTATATTCATTTTCTTGTTTTTTATCAAGGTATGCACCCCAAAATGATAAAGTTGAATTAGATAGAATATGTTTATCACACATACTCATCATATGAACCGCAATATACGGGTCTTCGTCAATATAAACAAATTTTTCTTTGGGAAATCCTAATTTATTTACAAATGATTTGGCTGAATTTAGGTTATCAGAAAATACAAGTACTTTATGTCCATCACCTTCTTCTTTTAAAATTTTACTTACCCATTCATCTGGAATTAATTTAATATCAAAAAAATTATCTTGTCTTCCTCCACCCATTCTCAAATGTAAAGAAATACTTTTATCAAATAAGTTACCATAGTTATATTCAATATAATCACTAATATTTTTATCGGGTGTAAATAATTCTAAAATATAATCTCTTTCATGATGCCAATATAATTTATTGAAAAAATATCCCTGAAATAGATAAGGTGGTTTAACTTTTTGTTTTAAATCGTAATAAACTCCACCTTCTCCAGTATCGATGTCCCACGCTAAACTTTGGTCGAACCACCATTGAAATGCATTAGGTCGACTATCGAACCAAGGTATATTAGGATATACATCACCAAAAGAAATATGTGGGTCTTTAAGTATGTGTCCTCCCCATGGGTCAAAGTGTATATTTCTACCGTTTCTATTGAGATGTTTATTAAATTTAGAACTTTCGGATTGATGAGTTGTCCAATACCCAACTAAGGGGTCATAACCCGTTTCTTTTGCGTAAACCATTAGTGTAGCTGTTTGGAACATCATATTACCTAATCCTCCAGCTAATACAGTGGATATGGTATTGTTAGTAACATTTACGTCTTTTGGATTTTGTAAACTCATATTTATACCTCTTTAATTAAAACCCATTTATGTTCAGAATTTAATTCTACACTTAAAACATATTCTTGATTCCACATTTCAGGTTCAATTAAAGATAAAAAATATTTTCCATTTTCTCTATAGTATAAATGATAAGTATTACCTATCACAGGCTCAAATGAGAAATCAGATTCATACACTATTTGGTTTAACTTAACTTCATCAACTAAATTATTATATTCATCAACTAACTCTTGATATTTCTTATTGAATTTAGTTTGTATTTTTTGAACATTTCTTTGTTTATATGAAGATATATCTTCTATCTTAATAACAGGTGCAGAAACACTACTACCATAAGGTAAAATATTCGCATGATATTTTTGATTTTCTTCATCCCAAACTATATGGTCAGGTTTTTTAATTTTAGTCGTCATTTTTTAGTTCTTGAATTTTTATTGTCTGAAAAATATAATTCATTACCTTTCTTTTTATAATCGCAAGTAAACCACCTTCTAAATCATATTCTTGTTCAAATTTAACTCTAAATATTGGTAGTCTTTTATCTATTTTTTCATGTGGTTGATATCTAGGACCATCTTTTAATTGGTGATTTTGTTTTATTAATGATATAACATCTTCTAAATTTTCACCTATAATATCTCCTTCATATATTTTACTTATATCACATTTGTTTTCTCCTGATTTATCTGATAATAACCTAATAAAGTATTGGTAAATATAACCTTTACCTTTGTAATTGAAGTAAATGAAACCTCTACCTGGTTTTTCAGTTTTTATTTTATCCCCATTAAAAACAACACTCACCAATGTAGCATCATAAATTAAAGAATAAATAGACTTACCAATAAGAAATAAATCGGTTAATTTATCTTTTGAGTATTCGACTATTTTGAATATTTCATCAATATTTTCTTTAGTACTAATTAACTTTTTATAGTTTAAATCACTTAATAATATTTCATCGTCAATATCTTCAGGTTCTCTATTTAAAATAAGGTACTGTCCTCTCTCTTTTAAAGAACCTATACTCGCTAAATGTAGTGCTAGTTCTTGAAAAGATGGGTATAATACGAAGTTATCAAAGTCTTCATTGACTTTGGCCATGTAGTCTAATAGAACATATTGTTTGTGTTCTAAATCTATAGGTTCTTGTAAAATCCAGTCTGTATTTAATCTCATATTCTCTCTAGTCTTCCTTGTTTCCAAAGATTGTAGTTGGGTCCAATCTTGTACCTAAAATAAGGGTAATCTTTGGCTCTGTAAAGACTAACGAGTCCAGCATCTTTCATTGAACTGAACATTGTTGAGAGATATCCTGATAAAACTATCTTTTCAGGGTCTTTTTCTAAAACATTAATTAAAAAATCTCTTTTACTGGCTGGTTCATTTTGAGATTCTTTATCTCTAATATATTCTAAAAATCTGATGTAAGCATTGTCTGGATTCACACTAGCAAACCTATAATTTGAATGACTATTTTTAGGTCTCCAATATGTTATCTCGTCATTACCGACAGTCATGAACTGTGAGTTTTCTTCTACGAATAAGTCCACAATTTTATACAAAACATATGTAAATAATGATTTATCCACTCTATCAGGACTTATCTCTTGACCTGTTTTGTTTTCTACATATTCAATAGCCTCATATATTGGTCTTTCATCTAAAACATTACTCTTGGTCGCATAAAATACAAAATCATCATCTTTGACAGTTAATACAAACTCTCTCACTCCCCATGTACCTATTAGTTTACCAGATGTAAAACCTTGTAATCTAAGTGGTTTACCATCTATCATGTAACTATATCTTTTAAAATTAAGATTTTGAGTAAGTTTAGAATCACCACTAAATATTTTACGGAACATATCAATAATGTTCACACTCCTATCCCATTTATGATTTTGAGTAATGTCATTTTGAATAGCATCAAAGGCCGGAAGTGTCTTAATTAAACCTAAAAGATTTTCATTGACAACATCCTTAGCATCATATAGAGTCATTCTATTATTTTGACTATCATAATGAATTGCAATTTTATAATAATCATTAGTAGGTTGCATATTTTTATTTATTAAATAATACAATGGACCCTTTGAATTGTATTGTTCAAATCTATTACCGAACTGTGTTGATGCTGTACACCATCTGGTACCTGACCCATAATAACATGAAGAATCTTTGGTTAATGGTTTTACCACTAATATTCTATCGTCTTCATATATCCTTTCAGTACCTTCCTTTAATTTTGACCTTTGTTGACTTTTTGTATCACCATAAACCTCTAATGTATCTATAAGGTCATGAATATTTTTATATTGATTAATATCTTTGTATTGTAAGTTTTTTCTTACTCTATCAAATTTCTCAAGCCAATTAATTACACTATCTAAAGAAATAAAAGTATTACCAAAATCATCAAAGTTTTTTTTGAGGACCCAATTTACATATTTGTAATTAGTTCTTTTGTTAAATTCGTTATCCAAGAATTCCTCTACTGTTTTTTGTAACTCAGGATTTTCATTAAACCTATTTAAAATATCTTCTCTTCTACCCTCACTTATAACGTCTACATATTTTTTTCTGTGTGGATTCTGACCTTCTGATAAATTATGTAAGGTTTTATTAATTGAGTCTTTAAAGTCTTTAAGGTGTTTTTCCGCATCTTTATTATTACCTGACTTTACCATTTTAATAAGGTGTGATAAATGTCCTCCCTCTGAATGGTAGTTAACATCTGTAAAAGATTTTAACAAATCTTCCATTTTTTTTATTGGAGTTTTTAGGCTTACTTTTAATCCTGATTTCAACATACCATTGTAATCGAAATCATCTGACCATTTATCTCCAATCTTGTATGTTTTTATGTTTGTCATTATTCTGTTCTAACTACATGATACCAAGTTCCATTGATTGATGACTCATATTCAGCACCGTCATAACTATTCAAGGCATTACCAACACCATCAGCATCAATAGCCGCCTCAAATAAAGCATCAGTATCCACATAGTCATTTAAATCTAATCCGTAATCTTCCATAGACCTTACCATATCATACATTACATCGTCTACTCTTGAATTAACCATATCTTCTATCTGTCCAACTGTGGGTTCTCCTTGAGGGTCACTTTCAATATCAGTTATTTCATCATCAATTTCATTCCATCTATCTTCAGCTAATTCTACTTCATCATCAGTATATTCATCGTCAAGATTAGCAGTTATTTCATCTAA